CCAAGTTCACATGAATTTGATTCATATGATTCATCGCGATCTATGTCGCTTCTGTCTTCACTGCTGTATGTACGTTCAGTATCATCTGGGTGATTCCAATATCCATTGTGATGACATCCACCACATTCATCTATTCGTTCTATTGTAAAAGCAAAACTATTGCATTTTTTACATGCATGTATCATCGTTGGCTCCTATGTGAGTGAATTCATATTCCAAAAAGAACAATCTTTCACTGTGTGTCTGGCTCTCGATAGAACCACATATGCTAATCTCATACGTTCTTGTGCATCTTTGCTGTCAGGAGCTTCTATAAGCTCTTGTATGCCATCTTCTATGTATTTATTGAAGTCCTCTAAGATAATTACTGTATCGAAGCTCAGACCTTTACTAGAATGTGCTGTTGATAATGTTGTACTTGCTTTTATTTTACGCTTGTAGTTTCTTTTTGCTGATTCAAACATTGCCCAAATTTTACTGTTGCCATGTTTTCCAATAAGTGAAGTAGTAGATTTGATAGTTTGGTTATCACCGTGTAGGAAATTTATATATTTTAATGGTGTCTTATATTGAGATTGTAATGCCATACTTCTATAGTATTCTTCTAAATCTTCATTTATATAATTAAACTCGCCATCTGATACAAATCTTTCATGTTTGTCTGAGAGAGAGGCTAGGTCGTTGATAAGTTGAAATGAATACTTTGGATCACGTGTGAGGTTATATGGCATCTCTTGCTCTTCATAGCGTAGAATCCTGTCGATTAATGCTGAGTTGGTTCTTGAGATGTAGCATGTTGTTGTGTTTGTTGGATTTGTATATGTAGTTCCATTAAAAATGAATTTATCATCTATATACTCTCTAGAGAATGCTTGTATTTTTGCTGCTATATTTTCTGAACAACGAAATGATGTTGTAAGATGTAGAGTAATTCCTTTTCCATGGAAGTGAACAAATGCGTTTTCTAAGTACATAAAACTGAATATAGCTTGTTCTGAATCACCTACTAATATTTTTATTTTAGCTGAAATCAATTCAAATAACATGATTGCACAACCTGATGTATCACCTGCTTCATCAAGGAATAACATATCTTTTTCTGTAACAGAAACAGTACCCTTGTTCATAAAAATAACTGCTAATTTAAGATATGCGTTATGAGTACATTTTATATCACCATTGATAGTTTTTTCCATAAGAGATTTTATATGTTTCTCAAAATCTTTAGAAATGTTTGTTTTTAGCATGAATTCTTTTATTGATAAAAATTTAGAAAGACAAAATTTATCGAATGCATCAATAATAGATAGTTTTACTTCATATGCTATATTTGCTTTTATATCTTTATATGATATGTACCCTATTTGTAAATCTGGTAATGCTGTCTTTACAATTTCTAATGCTAGTGAATGTATCGTCCTTGGTTCTGTGTTTGATGGAAATTCACGTTTTGCCTCAAGCTGTTGTTCTTTTGAGAATACAATATATGTAATGTTTTTATCTGTATTATCCAATGCTATTGCTTTTAATGTAGAGCTTTTTGCTGCTCCAGCTACAGCATTTATTTTTATTAGTGAATAATTGTTACTTCTTATTGCTAAGATAATATCTTGCTGTTCTTGTGACAGAACGAAACCCATTTGTTTATTTAATTTTGTCATTTTTATTTAATCTTTCATATGTTATTTCATGAATATTGTCTAATTTTTTAATATCTTGTTCAAAAACTATTGCTACTATATAATTATCTAATGAATAAATATCTTGTTCAGATCTATATTTTGCTGCATATGTTTTTAAAAACTCTTCTAAGAAATAATTAGATGTACTATTTTTTATATTTTGTATTATTTTATAAAAATATCTTTTATTTTGTTTTTGTTTTTTTATTATTTTTACTAATTGCTTTTTTGCAACATCTATTCTATATTTTCCTGAAAAATCTTTTGTCATATATTGTTCCTTTAAAAATCTAATGAATCATCACAAAAATCAAATGTACTAACCTGAAATGTTACTTCTCTTGTTGTATTTTTTATATAAAATTCTTTCTTATTTCCACCATTGAATATAAAATTATCTTTATTGAATTGTTGTAACAAACAATCAATAAATATATCTAATGTTGAGAATGGTCTATTTACAATAAGTTTGTATTTATTGTATTCTAATATTGTTATTATAACTGGTGAGGAAGAATTTATTGTATCTAATGTATTTTTTATATTTTGTTTTAGAGACTCTGTACGTTCTGTTGTCATTATGTTCCCTTATCAATTGTGTAGAATGTTATACTGTCATTTTCTGAATTGTATATTGCATTTGGTAAATTTTTATATTCTTCAAATATATAATCTTTTTTAAAATCTTCTCTGTATAATATTATGTAATCTTTCATATATTTCCTTTATTCCTTATAAGAACCAACGAGAGAGAAGGTGTTGGCTCATGTAAAAAATCATATTAAAGCCACACGAGGTGGCTTATAATTTAATCATCAAGTAATGATTTTGCTTGATTTTTAGCTTCATCAGATGATGCTGTTGTTGTTGTTCCTGTGCCTTTTTTTGCTTTCTTAACAAGGACAGGGAATTTTTCAATTTTTTCTTTCCATTTAGTAAGATTTTCATCTGAGCCATTTACGTTGCCTTCAATATCTGCATAGCCTTCGACTGCGTTGCTTTCTGGGTAATCTGAAGATGAATCTTCAACTTTACGAACCATACAGATAACTGCACGTCCAATAAGCTCTTTAAGAGATTTTGCATCTACATCTTCATTCGCATAAGCTTTAATTTTAACATCTTCTAAAGTAAGAGATGCTGGTTCAATTCCTGCTGCTGCAAGTAATGATTTAAGAATATGTGCTCCACCTTTGTTTTCTACACGATCACCTTTTTTAACTCCATTTTTACCATCTTTTTTGGCGATGTAAGAAGTATTTTGATAATCAATGAATTCTTCGCCATCTTTATCTTTAAAAGATATTTTGAACATTTTAGCTTCTTTCTCTGTTACAAAGATTGCTGCTTCTGTGATTTCAAACTTATATACTCCACTGTCACGTGTGTTTCCACCTGTTGATGCTTCTGCTTTTGCTGCCTCGAATGTTTCTGCTGATAGACCTAATTCGTCTAATACTGTATTTTTTGCCATTGTGTTTTCCTTTAATTGTTTACCCTTATGGGTTCTGTTTGTCTCTTTCAGACGGTTATATGTGTGTGTATAAAAAAAAATGTTTACTGGGCTTATATCTGTGTGGGAATGCCAGTTTGGTTCTAGGTAAAGTTTTTGATAAGCTCTCTGTCTTTTTCAAAGATAATATCATCATCTTCCCAATCTATTTTTTCACCATTTAATCTACGTAGAATCAAATCAAGGTCGTTATTACGTATTTTTTCTGGGAATAAACCATATGGTGATTTAGCTGAAGATTTTCTATTTTCTACTGTTTTTCGTGTTTGGAGACCATATCCTACAATACTGTCGAACATATTTGGTTTTGCTAGGTCGTATGTATATAATTCAATAACTGTTGAGAAATATGATTCAAGAGAAAGATTTTTCATAGCACCTTTTACAATTGCTTGTAAATTTCCTGAATCTCCAAGTTGTGTATGAGATAGATAAATCCAATTTAACTTAGATTTTCTATGACTGAAGTTCAATAGCTCTTTAATATAATCTCCGTATGCTGCCCAACCATCAAAACCATTATCTTTTCCTGCTACCTCTTGTTCAAGTGCAGTGACATAGAATGATAAAGTATCAACAATAATAGTTTCTGCTCCTGAATCTTCAAGTGCATCTAATGAAGCATTAACTTGTAGTGCAGATTCAGGGGTTAGAAGTTTCATGAATTTATCTTCACCTCCGAATGGTTGCTCTGATTTACCATCCATATTTAGCATAATTGTTTTGCTAAAATCTAAATTTCTGAGTGATGCTGATTTTCCTGAACCTGATGGTCCATTTACTAATATGACTCGTTTATTCATGTTTTTCCTTTGTATGTGATTTATTTTTAGAATCTATTTACTAACATAGAATTCATTTCTCTTTCTGGAAGAGGATCAAATAACATTGCGTTCAATGCTTCCGTCTCTGCTTTTGCATTTCCACCAAGATCTCGTATGAAACATGCATATTTGTATAGATTTGCTGATCTATTTCCACTTGATGTTTGTGTAAGCATATATTTAATCATACCTAACTTACGTCTTTCATATTCATTATCATCTGAGTTATTTTGTAATAATGCAAGATTAGGTAGAACCAACTCT